ACTAAGTTAAAGTTGTTACCTCCATTAGCTACAGCTGGAGTTGAACAAGTCACAGCGGAAATTAATTGAGAACAACTAGGTTTTGAATGGTTGGCGGAATAGAAAGGGATTTCTAAATAAGTTCCCCAATCTCTCCTAAAGTAGGCGAAAGGTATCCCATTAGTTGCCATACCTAATTGGGAATTGTTATATACTGTATTACTAAAAATACAGGGTACATTGCTGGAACTTCCTCCAGCAGTGGCGGGTTTTAACCACCAATATTGTTTTGCTGCTGTAGTAGTGTCATCAGCTAACAACGAAAAACGTAAAGAACCCCTTATCAATGCAAACATAGGAGTAAGTTGTGAAATCAAATCACGATTCACATTGGCGACCGTAAAACCTGCTATAACATCCTCAACTATATTGCACGAGTAAGGCATAAAGTCTACAAAGGATGAAGTAGAACCAGCAACAGTATATAAAGTAGGTCTCTTCAATAAGGACCTCAGACTGGCTATAACCTCTCCAATAGTAGAAGCTTCATGGGCCAGTGTATAGGGATCAGTAGAGGCTCCACCGATAACACCCAAATCCATTTGTCCTTCATTTGGTACTCCAGCCTGAATAGCCATGGGTAAGATTGTAGTATAAGTTGAAGATCGTGGTACTGCGAAACTCAAATCAGCTGCTCCTTTAACTTCCACCAGCAAAGTTATAGTGGAAGATACGGTACTAGGAGCTATTAAAGGTTGCAAGTTGAAAATTTTAAGAACACCAAAAGGCTCAGTGCTAGATATGTAAGTAGCATTAGCACTTGTTGGTAAGTTTCCAGTAGCTTTCCATGAGGTAGTAGATACCCATGGAACTTCAAACTCAAACTCATTGACTGATCTTAAGTCAATCACAGTCTTGTGAACGTAATCCGCATCGGCGGTAGTCCATGCTATAGCACCGGAGAAGGAAGAAGTATAAGGGAAAAAGGCTACCATTATACGACCAGAGTGAAATTCAGTTTTGACGACCTTGAATTTGAATTTCAAACCTCCCCTATAGTAAGTGAATAAAGAAGATAAGTATGCAATAGGCGTCGGAGATATAATATCTGTTGCCGAATTTCCTGCATATCTGTTAAAGAATGTGGAAGGAGATAACGAGATAGTGGCTACAACTGCACCATCAGCGGTTGCAGTAGTTATATCATAACTATTATAAAATGCATAAATGTCTTTGATATAATCAATAGCTAGCTCATCTACGTCACTAGAAGCAAAACCTGGAACCACTTCTATCATGTTATCTTTCTTAACACTGAGTTTATTAGCAACCACTTTGGCATCACTATGGGTAAAGTAAGGCATTATTTCTAGGTGATTTCTTTGTGTATCCTCGATACTCAACGGAGAAGACCACCCAAATATGGAAGCTACTCCAGCTACTTTGTCAGCTACCCAGGAAACTGGTCCAGCAATAGCACTCAATAGGGGTACAGGACGTAACACGTCTGCAACTTTACCCACTATTCTGGCTGAACTTTCAACAAACCCAGGTTGGCGTTGTTCTTGCTGTTGTGCATTTCCTTTAGATTTACCTCGAACATTTGAACGAGGAGTGCCCATTTGAGGAGCCATATTACCTAATAACTCGACATCTTCGTAATGTACCCACAACGTATAAGAGGCAGTAGTGGAACCAGAACCCGCAACTAGAGGATAATAAGGAGACAACTTGAATCTTCCTGGTTCTCCTATACCCCAATTAGGTTGCGTGTCTGTAGGTACTGGGGCAGCATTACAGAAAGCAACATATGGAATGCGTAATTGCACTTGTGTGTCAAGGGCCAAGTCTAACTCTACATGTGGCAATTGAGTACGAATTGTCCTATCATAATCGTGCAAAACATTCCAAGCAGTGTTATTATTATTTCCTCCTCCATTTGGAATGAAAGCTAGAAT